GCCAAGTTTTGGGGGGGGGGGAGGGGGTCGCGAGTTTGGGAAGGGGGCGGGGGGTGGGGGAGAAGGCAGGGGGGGACTGCGAAGAGGCCGCAGAGCGGAAGCCAGAGGCCGCGACAGCCCCATCGTCGTCGAGGTCAACGGAGATACCGCAAGCCGTCTGGATGGACTGCCGGCGGATGTAGGTGATGGCGCCGCCAATCTTCTGGGCGTCGAGTCCCTCGGCCTTGACCATCAGGCGACCGAAGTCGAAGCGCTCACCAGAGGCGTGCAGGAAGGCGGTGTTGATGCCGACCTTACCTTCCTCGGAGACGAGCGTCTGGATCAGAGCCAGGTTGTGGCTGAACAGGATGGGCTTGATGGCGTCGAGCAGCGCGTCGAGGGAGACGTAGCGGTTCTTGAAGCCGGGGTTTACTTTGTTGGCCTTGACGTTGTCGAGCTCGGCGAGAGCGGCGACTAGGTCGGCGGTGGGGGTTTGGGATTTGGGCGTGGTGCTCATGGTGGGAATTATTTGGCGTCGTCGGCTTTGGTGACTTCACCGGCCTTCAGCGTGGCCTCGATGTCGCCAAGGCTCATGCGGGTGTAGCCAGGGACGAAGAGGTTGTAGTAGGTCACGCCGTTGCGGATGGTCGGCGTCAGGAGACGGGCGACCTTCTGATCGGGTAATACGATGTATGACGAGTCGGCGATGATGCGGTACTCGGAGGAGTGTTTGATGTCTTTCTTCATTGGGAGATTAGTTGATGACGCCGCGGGAGGCGGAGTCGAAGATGAGGAGGGCGTCGGCGTAAGCCAGCGTGACTTGAACGTTAGGATATAATTCTTGAGCGCGGGCCTTCAGTTTGTTCTTCCACTGGGTGGTCGTCAGTTCGCCCTTGGTGCCGCAGGTGTGCGTCTTCTGCCAGATGGCCGGGCGGATGCGGTGGATTTTCCAACCCATAGCGACGGCGGCGCCGTAGAGGACGCCCGTGTTCCACATCAGTTTGCCGATGGCAGAGCCGGGGATGTTCTTGCCGGCGAAAAGCGGGGGCTCCTCGAGGTAGAGCGATACGTCCTTGGCCTTGCAGCTGAGGTCAGCGAGGAACTGGCAGACCTCGAAGTCGGAGCCGGGCATCTTAGCGCACTCGACAGGATCACCGTCGACCGACCAGACGATGCCACCATTCACGCCAGGGTCGATTGCCACGAGAAGGTGCATGGGCAAGACTCTTGTCAGCGTGTCACTGGGGACAAGCGGAAAAGATTGCCGACGCGTATTGCGTAGTCGTTCGGGGCAAAGCGACGCGAGACCGAGGCCGACCATCCAAGGTTCCAGACCACGGCAATCTGCTCGGGGGTGGGGTCGGGCTTGCCGACGCGCACGAAGTTCGCCCTGATCCAGCGGAGGTGAGAGGCGGCAGTCATGTCCTGGGCCGTAGCATCTCGCCACTTCGACCACTGGTAGTGGTAGTGGCCTTGACCTTCTAGGCGGGCGTTAGCATCAGTCCAGGCATCCTTGCCCATCTGATACATCCCACGCTCACCGGCCTTGCCGATGGCCTTGCGGTTCTGGCCCGACTCGACCATAGCGATGGACTCGAGCAGGGTAGCGTCGGAGGCCGCGGCGGCGTTAAAGCCGAGGAGCAGCAGGGCGACGATGGAGAAGGGGCGGGTCACGGCTGCTTGCCCTCCTTGGCGTCGTCCCATCCGTTTTTAGCGGCGTTCCAATTCTTCATAAGGTCGCCACAAACATCATTCGGCAAGTCAGAGCAAACCAAGTGACAAGCCATAGCATCCCCCGCCTTGACGATGCGCTCGTACTGATGGGCAGGCACAGCGGTGACAAAGGACGATGCCCGGAGTTTCTCTAGGTCTTCTAGGCATCGGAGCCAGCGCCCGTGGTCGCACTCAGCCTCAATCCTCCAGTAGTTCACTTGGCCTTTGAGGAGTTCGATCTCCTTGTTCAGTTCTCCGATGCGCTTCATCATGGTCACTTCCAAGGGTATGGGTTTCATACGCGTCTCGGGACTTGTGATCCGGCGACCTCAAAGCCGTCGAGCTCATAAGAGTACTGGATGCCGACCCAGCCACCAGCGGCGATGTATGCCTGTAGCGATACCTTGACGGCGCCATCTTCGTGCAGGGCTTCGTGGTAGTGCAGCAGGAGTTTCTTCATGTTGCCAGAGGCCAGGGCGGCCTTCGCCGAGCAGATGTCCCCGGTCATAATTCGCTCGTTGATTTCGTAGATGTCGTAGAGCAGGGCGACCATGCCGTCTAAATGTTTAAAACTACTCATGGGGATAAGCGTCCGGGGTGATGGCCGTGCCCTTGATGATGGCGTCGTCCTGATCGCGGACGCGTGCCTTGAGCAGCCGGATGTCGGCGGCTTGGTCTTCGATGATGCCGCGCTGGATGTCGAGGATGTCGTCGAGGCGGTCAGCGTAAGCCTTCACGGCGTTGGCGCTCATGTGCAGGGTGCGGGCGTAGGCCCAGGGGAAGAGCCACCAGAAGGGCGGCTTGGAGTTCGGTCGGATGATGGTCATGGGTGTGTAGGGGCGGTGGGATGGGTCAGGCATTGCGGGAGGAGTAAGGCCCACGGCGGCGGACGTTGACCCAAGTCGTGCCGGTCATGTCGAGCCAGTGACGCAGGGTGGTGACGGTGGTCTCGAGCGCGGCGGCGGCATCGCCTTGAGACTTGCCGGCGGCGTTGAGCGCGGCGATCTGCGGGAGGATGGCCTGAAGGCGTCGAGCTGCGAACTCGGCCATCGGGCGTTTGAGCGGGAGGACGCGACCAGCGAAGGTCACGGTTTCGGTGTATGGGTGTCGAGCGTTGGGCATGGTGGGAAGTTCAGAAGAGGTTGAGGATGTCGAGCACACCGGGGAAGGCGGGGTCGAGAAAGGTGGCGAGGGCGAACGCGGCGAGCGTAGCCCAGAAGAGGATGGCGAGGAGTTTGGTCATTGGTGGAAGACAAGCACCTTGCCCGACTGAATTGCATTCGTCAAGGTTGTTTCCCAAGAAAGATCGCCACCCCAAAGCAGTGGCTAGGTCAGCCCCTAGGCTACCCCAATAGACCCCCCTGCGTGCCCTTCCTAGACCTTTTGACGGCGGGAGCGTAAGAAGACCGCCACCCCTACCCCTAGGCACCCCACGGCTAAGGCCCAACCTAGGTCGCGGACGGCCTTCAGGGCTAGGGTCGCAGCTGAGAGCCCTTGCTCGACACTGACCGAGTCGGACTTAATGCCCGCGTCTGTCACGATCATGACCAGGGCGTCCCGAGATTGAAGGGTGTCGAGGACATACCCGGCGATGTACGCCGAGGCAAACGCCGACAGGCCAGCGAAGCCAGTGAGCAGGCAGACCGCCAGCAGGAGGTTAGCGCTTCCGCTTTCCTTTGCCTGGGGCTTTGCTTTTGCCATTGGGTTTGCCGTTGACCTTGGTGACTTCCTTCTCTCCGCGAGCCTTGATGTAACGCATCAGGTAGTCTAAACATTCGGGGGCGGCGTAACCAGTGGCGCCGACGACGCCCATGCGGAGGCCGGGGCTTTCGATGTGATCCGTAATTGCGTAACCGACTAGTGCCGCAGTGATAGCGGCGGCGAGTACGCGGCGAACAACCCAACCCAAGGATACTGGTTCGGTCGAGAGGAGCAGGCGGGCCGTCATCGCAAGGCCGCCGAGGATGGAGGCAATGACGCCGTCCTTGAGTTCCCTGGGGAAGGACTCGGGGTCGATGGGCGGAGGGGGCGGGCTCATTTGCGGAGGACGGTCGAGAGGAGGCAGATGTTGGCAATCGAGTAGCATAGCCACATCACGGCCATTGGGTAGTTGCGCGTGTAGAGGTTGGCGATGCCAGCGGAGAAGTACGCAAGGGAAGCGATGCCAGGGACGCAGACAGTCGTAAAGGTTTCGATGCTCACGAGATGCGCGGGGGCTTGGCGTTAACGTCCATCACGACGCGGCGGTAGTTCTCGGACCAGAGGACGCGGGCAATCATCTTCCCGGTGCGGTCGACATCGGCCTCCGTCATGCCAGGGTGTGCGAGGTGCGTGACTTCGTGGATCAGGACTTCGAGCTGACGCTTGGCGCCGAGACGCGGGTCGACCTCGACCAAGCCTTCGCCGATGGTGGCCTGACCCCACGCCTTCTCCTTGCCGAGTTTACGCCAGACCACCTTGACGGGCTTACTTTTGCGGCGGCTCATAGGGTGCGTTGTTAGAGTCTCTAACCTTGTCCCAGATATACCAGAGCCCTAGGCAGGCAGCCAAGGCCAGAGAGGTGCCAGCGATGTAGGAGAAGTACTCAGAGTCGACGACGAAGGGGAAGGCACCGATGGCGGCACCAGAGAGGAGCAGGGGGATGCCTACCTTGGGGCCGGCAAAGGCCGTGGCGATGGCACCGATGGCGGCTATGCCTACGCCTGCGAGCGTCCAGATGTTGTCAGAGGCTTCCCGCTTTACGCGCTCAACCTCGGCGGTCAGCTCGACGATGCGGGCGTCCTTCAGCTGCGAGACGCGGGCGGCTTCCTTCTGATCGGCTTCCAGTCTTTCCCAGGCTAACGTCACGGCGGTCGCTAACTTGCGGCCAAACTCCATCTGCTTCTTGTAGTCGATGGGGTCGGCCTTGGTGGCACGTGCCATAGCGAAGGCGATGTCGGCCTCGGGCGGGGCTGGCAAATAGGACTGGGCTAGGCGAGACTCCGCGACGACGACCTTAGGCTTGTCGGCATTACGCTCGATGACCACAAGGGCAGCGCCTACCCGGTGATCTGTCTTATCGAGGTCAGCGCCTAGCGTCGTGACGACGGCCTTGGAGGTCGGGGCGTCCGGCTGTTTAGGCAGCGGAGGCGGTGACGAGGAACACCCGGTCAGGGCCAGCAAGGCGATGACCAGGAGTGAGCGCACGGCCTTACTTGCCTTTGAGGGCGTCGAGGATGCTACGGCCCTTGGCCTCGATGGAGTCGGAGGCGGCCTTATGCTTGCGCATGATGAGGGCTCCGGCGACTAGGCCGATAAGCAGGGCTAGGATATGGGTAATCATTTGCGTTCGGTCAGGCCAGCTTTGGCGATGGCAAGTTTCAGCGCGGCGGCGTCGTCGGCGATCAGGACGGGCATCGAGGTGACGATGTTGCCCTTTTGCGGAAACGATGCGTAATGCGAGATGGTCTTGGAGGCAGCGTCATAGAAGACACCGACCTTGCCAGCCTCGACGGGCGTGATGGTTTTAGAAGGTAAGGACATTGTAGTACTGCGAGGAGCCGGTGTCGTAGATGTTGGTGACGTTAGCAGAAACCCATCCGCTGCTAGTCCAAACAGAGTTGCTGTAAGGAGGAGAAGCAGGCACAGTGAACGCGCTCCAAGAGGCATTAACGCGGGCATAGGTCGAGCCGTCCTGAGGGGCCTCTGGAACGCCAGAGACGATTTGACTCCAGACCGCATTGTTGCGGCCATAGGTTGAGCCGTCCGAAGGGGCATCGGTTAGGAAGCCAGACGGGTTGCCGGATAGCGGATAGCCTGCCGTGGTCTGCGTCGTTGCGTCTGGGTAGGTTAGCCCACCTGGACCGACGACCATGCTGCCTACAGAGTCGGCGATGCGAAGGGTGTTAAAGGTTAGTTCACCGTAGCTGGTAGGAGTTCCAGTCGATCTGACTTTAAAGTTTCCTTCAGTCATCACGCTGTCCATTCCGTTTCCGATGTCGCTATACAGATAGCCCGTCATCACCCCGCCAGCAAGGGGCAGGTAAGCCGACAGGTCGACAGTCAGATTGTTAGAGGTAACGGCCAGCGGAGACGAGACGCTAGTAATAAACGAGCCGCTAGGGGTCGTCCAGGTTACATTATATGAGGTGCCGTCGACCTTGCTTAAAACCTGACCCGTAGTACCGCCCGACGGAAGAGGGTTTACGTGGACGTGATCGGCGCGTGCGTACTTCTTGGAGGTGCCGATTGCAGCCGTGCCGGTAGCGGCAGGGGTCGTCGAGGAAGCCTGACCGATGACGAAGGCCGTGGTGGCAATCTGCGTGGTGGTCGTATCCGCTGCGGCAGTCGTAGAGAGGGGCGTGCCAGTTAGGCTAGGGCTTGCGATGGGAGCGTAGGTCGTCGCGGCAGTGGCCGTGGTCAAATACGCCGACATTCCTGCCAAGGTCTGATAGGTTGAGGCCGCAGCGCTGGTCGTGAGGTACGAACTCATGCCCGCCAGAGTCTGATAGGTAGCGGCAGCCGTGGCAGGGGACAGGCCCGCCGTGGTCTGGAGGGTCAGGTCAGGGAACTCGACACCCGTGGGCTTGATGGTCGTCGCGCCGGTAGCGTTGGCAACGAGGACGCGGTCAAAGAGGACATTCGTCTTGAGGTTGATGTTGCTTGCCGAGGACACTGCAAAGCCGTAACCGCCGACTTCGCTGAGTGTGCCAGTGGCCGTATCCGAAAGGTCGATGGCCGCGTTGGCGTTCATCGTGCCGCCCGCCAGGGGAAGGTACGTCGAGAGGTTGACCGAGAGGTTCCCGCTGGTAACCGAGAGCGGGGCCGTGACCGCCGTGATGAAGTCAGCGGAAGGGGTAGCGAAGACGGTATTGTAGTCGGTGCTATTTACCTTGGTGAGCACTTGGCCCGCCGTACCGCCCGCAGGAACGCCCACGCCCGGGGTGCCGACGCCGATGGTCAAGGTGCCCGGTGCGGCTTCGTTGATGGTGATCGTGAGGGGCATGAAATTAGAGGGTCACCTGACCGATGATGTCGAGGCGCAT